GTTCGTAAAACTGTTGATAACCATCCTGATGTTTTGGCGGCTAGACAAGCCAGTCAAGACTTCAAAAAGATGCAAATTCAGCAAAAGCTGGCGCAAGAACACCCTGATTTCGGTCAGATTGTTCAAGACTCAGACTTTGTCGATTGGGTGAAATCTTCACCTGTTCGCATAGGTCTGTACGCAAAAGCAGATGGTGAATTCGATTACGACAGTGCCAACGAATTGTTGACCACTTACAAACAGTTGAAAGGTGTTAAGGCAAAGCAGACATCTGACGCAGGGGAAACTCAGCGTAAGACTAGCCTTAAAGCCGCAAGTGTTGATGTGGGTGGTACAGGGGAATCTGGAAAAAGAGTTTACCGAAGGGCTGATCTAATTCGGCTGAAGATGACTGACCCTGCTCGTTACGAAGCCTTGAGTGATGAAATTTACCAAGCGTATTCCGAGGGTAGAGTCAAATGACTTAACTAATCGTTTTTTGGAGATTTAACATGGCAACAGCATTTAACCCCAGTAACTCAGTTACTACCACCACATCCGCAACATTCATCCCCGAAATTTGGAGTGATGAGATCATTGCGGCTTACAAGAAAAACTTGGTTTTGGCAAACCTAGTAATGAAGATGAACTTCAAAGGTAAGAAGGGTGATGTGGTTCACATCCCTGCACCTACCCGTGGTACAGCTTCATTGAAAGCCGCTGAGACAGCAGTCACTTTGATTGCCGCCACAGAGACAGAAGTTCAAGTGTCAATCAATAAACACTACGAATATTCTCGTCTGATTGAGGACATCGTTGAAGCCCAAGCCTTGAACAGCTTGCGTAACTTCTATACCTCAGATGCTGGCTATTCCTTGGCAAAACAAGTTGATACCGACTTGATTCAGTTGGGTCGTGCGTTCAACGGTGCTACCGTTGGTACAAACGATTACGCTACTGCCACCGCATCCACCAAAGCCTTTGTTGGCTCGGATGGTACAACTGTCTATAACAGTTCAACTTCCAATGCCGCCGCATTGACAGATGCCGCCATTCGCAGAACCATTCAGCGTTTGGATGACAACGACACCCCAATGGACGGTCGTTTCTTCATCATCCCTCCCTCAAGTCGCAATACTTTGATGGGCTTGTCTCGCTATACCGAGCAAGCATTTGTGGGTGATGGAAACGCAATCCGCAATGGTGAAATTGGAAACCTCTACGGTATCCCTGTATTCACAACAAGCAATGCTGACACTGCGGCTGGTAACTCCACCACAGACCGTATTTGCTTGATGGGTCACAAGGATTCAATGGTTCTGGTTGAGCAAATTGCTGTGCGTTCACAAGTCCAGTACAAGCAAGAGTACCTTGCCACACTGTTCACATCTGACACTCTGTATGGAGTGAAGGCAGTTCGTGCGGCAGCTACCACTGGTGCGGCATTGTCCTCATCTGCCTTTGCTTTGGCAGTTCCAGCCTAATTGCAGTTGTCCCTCCTACTTCTAGCAATAGGGGTAGGGGGACTTTTTTAACCTAATTAGGAGAAATCAAAATGGCAACCGCTTCAGCAGTAGTTTCACGCAGAGGTAATGACCAGTTTCGGGGCTTGTTCTCCGATACTTGGTCGGTAAAAGCAACCCTTGACGCTGGTTCGCTAGTCGATGGCGCAGGGGAAACAGACGATGTAACAGTGGCTGGTGTCGCTTTGGGTGACATGGTTATTGGTGCATCTTTGGGTGTGGATTTGGTTGGTTTGACAGTTACTGGCTATGTCAGTGCCGCCAATACCGTCAAGTTCCGCATTCAAAACGAGTCAGGTTCAACAGTGGATTTGGCATCTTCTACTTTGCGAATCGTTGTGGTTCGCATGGTGTAAGGATAGGGGGGCTAGTCCCCCCTTTCTCATTTGAGGGGTTTTATGGCTACTTTTCGCTGTCTTCAATCAGGTAACACTGTGACCTTTACCTTGCCCCATGACATTGCGTCAATGATTGGGCATCAAGGTTATGTGAGGATTGATGAGGCAGAAGTAACCAAAGAATCTGTAGAATCAGAGACTAGAACAGATACCGCCTTTCGTGCGCCTGTTATCCCAACAATCAAGCGTATGGGTAGACCCAGAAAGGTTATAAATGTCTGATATTGACGCAAGAGACTTTGGCAAATTAGAGGCTCAAGTAGAGGCACTCCAAAAGGAGATGCACCAGTTAAGCACAGATGTAAAAGCCTTACTTGAACTTGCCAACAAAGGCAAAGGTGGTTTTTGGATGGGTATGACCATCGCTTCATTCATGGGCGGTGTGATTACCTTTGTGGCTGACCGACTCTGGAAATAAGGAGAACACTATGCCTATGGTTGGAAAAAAGAAGTTTCCCTACTCTGAAAAAGGGGAGAAAGAAGCAAAAGAATACGGCAAAAAGAAGGGTGTTCCTGTGACCATCATGGTTGCTATTGGAAAACCTAAAGGTTTGCCTATGCGTGGTGGCAGAACTGCTACTAACATGATGAAGAAATCAGGTCGTGGCAAATGAAAAAGACCAAAACACAAGCCAAAATTAGCAAGGTAATGCGTGAATATAAGGCGGGTGAATTGCACTCTGGCAAAGGTGGCAAGGTCGTAAAGAACCCTCGCCAAGCAGTTGCGATTGCTTTGAGTGAAGCAGGGATGTCTAAGCCAAAGAAGAAGATGAAATGAAACAAGGACTCTACGCCAACATCCATGCTAAGCAAGCCAGAATCAAGGCTGGTTCAGGCGAGAAGATGAACAAGGTAGGGTCTAAAGCCGCACCTACAGCGGCAGACTTTAAACAGGCGGCAAAGACTGCAAAGAAACCTAAAAAGGTGAAGTGATGAAAACTCCTGCTTGGCAACGCTCCGAGGGCAAAAATCCCAAAGGGGGGTTGAATGCTAAGGGGAGAGCGTCTTATAATGCACAAACTGGTGGTAATCTGAAAGCACCAGTTAAGTCGGGGGATAACCCTCGCAGAGCAAGTTTCTTGGCTCGCATGGGCAATATGGCTGGTGCTGAGTACAAAGATGGTGAACCGACTCGATTGCTTCTTTCGTTAAAGGCTTGGGGGGCTTCCTCAAAAGCTGACGCAAAGGCAAAAGCTAGAGCAATTTCCGAAAGGAATAAGGCGAAGGCAAAATGAGAGCATTATCGGTTGGAATTAGTCCCACAGCGGCAGTTGATACGACAGTCTACACCTGTCCAACGGGCTATTACGCCAAATTTACCGTGATGTACATCCACAATACTGGTGCATCTACTAAGCACATAACTGTTCAGTGGTTTGACGCAAGTGCTAATGCCACGATAGATATTTTGACCCAATACTCTTTTACAGCAAAAACCTATCTTCAGTTTGATGGTAGCGCATACATTGTTTTAGAAGAAGGTGACAAACTCAAAATCACTACTGAATCTGGTTCATCATTTAGCTTTATTGCCACATTTGAACAAATAGGATTGACAAGACAATGACCTACCTAGAACTCATCAACGATGTATTGATTCGGTTGCGTGAAACAACTGTATCAACAAATGCCGAAACAACTTACTCAACTTTGATTGGCAAGTTTGTCAATGATGCCAAGCGTCAAGTTGAAGATGCGTTTGCTTGGAATGTTTTGGGTCAGACAATTACTGTGACTACTGTTGCGAGTACACCGTCATATTCTTTGACTGGTGCTGGTCAAAAGTTTCAGATTCAAGATGCCATCAATGTCACAAGTAATGTTGGCATGATGAACATTAGCTTTGTGGACATGAACCGCAAACAAAACTTCTTGCCTTTGGTCAACGCTATTCCAACTGAATTCACCTTTGATGGTGTAGATGGTAATGGAGATACAAAGGTCAGTTTGTTTCCAATACCAGATGGTGTTTATTCAATCAAATTTGCATTGACAGTGCCTCAAGCCACACTCTCTGCTGATGGTACAAGTGTTCTTGTTCCTGATGTGTTGGTGGCGCAAAATGCTTATGCAAGGGCATTGGTTGAGCGTGGTGAGGATGGGGGTTTGTCTTCATCTGAAGCGTACTTGTTGTACAAGTCAATGCTCTCTGACCACATTGCTTTAGAAGGCACTCGTTACCCAGACACAGGGGAGTTTGTTGCGATATGAGCCAACAGATTCAAGCCTACAGCATCTCAGCCCCAGGTTTTTATGGGTTGAACACTCAAGACTCGCCTCTTGATTTGAATGCTGGCTTTGCCTTGGTTGCGACAAACTGCATCATTGACCAGTATGGTCGTATTGGTTCACGACAAGGTTGGTCAAGGGTAAATGCTTCTTCAGGAAACCTTGGTGCAAATGATGTCAAGGTCATCCATGAGTTAGTGCAAGAAGATGGTTCTTTGACTGTTCTTTTCACTGGCAACAACAAGCTGTTTAAACTTGATGGGTCAAACAATGTTGTGGAATTGACCTACGGGGGTGGTGGTACTGCACCAACCATTACCGCAAGCAATTGGCAATGTGCCTCTTTAAATCAGATCACTTACTTCTTTCAGTCAGGCTTTAACGCACTGATTTATGACCCTGCTGTATCCACAACGACATACCGTAGGGTGTCTGAGAAGACAGGGTATGTGGCAACTGTTCCTGATGCAGACATTGTGATTTCAGCATTTGGTAGGTTGTGGGCGGCAAACACTAATTCCGACAACTCAACTGTTTTCTTCAGTGACTTGATTGCTGGTCATGTTTGGTCAACAGGGACTGCTGGTTCTTTGGATGTATCAAGGGTGTGGGTAAATGGTTCAGACCAGATCACTGGTTTGGCGGCACACAATGGTTTCTTGTTCATCTTTGGTAAGCGTCAAATCTTGGTGTATGCCAATGCCACTACCCCTGCAACCATGCAGTTGAGCGACACTGTAGAGGGTATTGGTTGCATTGCCAGAGACAGTATTCAAACCACTAGCACTGATGTGCTTTTCTTGTCTAACTCTGGTGTCAGATCGTTGATGAGAACGATTCAAGAGAAGTCTGCGCCTGAGAGAGACTTGTCTAAGAACATTCGCAATGACTTGATGGGTACAGTAGCTGGCGAGACAATGGCAAACATTAAGTCTGTTTACAGTGAGAAACAGGCGTTTTATTTGTTGGTGACTCCAAGCATTGACACTACTTGGGTGTTTGACACCAAGGCTTATTTGCCTGATGGTGCGGCTAGAGTAACGGTTTGGGATTCAATCACGCCTACAGCCTTGTTGTCTAAGCGTGATGGTAGTTTGTTGTTGGGTCAGAATGGTTATGTAGCTTTGTACAACACTTACCAAGACCACACCGATTCCTATCGGATGCTGTACTACACCAATCATGCTGATCTTGGCAATCAGAATGTGACTTCAATCTTGAAAAAGTTATCTACGGTTGTGATTGGTGGCACAAACCAAACAGTGACATTCAAGTGGGGTTTTGACTTCAAAACTAACTACTTGTCTGACAACGCAACGATTCCAGAGCAAGATGTTTACTACTACGGTATTGCCGAGTATGGGGCAAATGCCACAACGATTGCTTATTATTCTGATGGTGTTGCCATTCAAACATTGACTGTTTCCGCATCTGGTGCTGGAAAGATTGTGCAAACAGGCTATGAGACTGATATCAATGGCACTGCTTTGTCGATTCAAAAGATTGAGATTCTTGCCAAACAAGGCAAACTGAGTTAAAGGAGAAGATTGTGTCCAATTACACCAAGAGTACGAACTTTGCAACCAAGGATGCTTTAGCTTCTGGCAATCCTTTGAAGATTGTCAAAGGTACTGAGATTGATACTGAGTTCAACAACATTGCTACTGCTGTTGCGACTAAGGCAGACTTGGCAAGTCCTACCTTTACTGGTACGCC